GGAAGCTTGTGTGTTCCATTGAAGGAACTTGGTAGCAGGGTTTGAAGACCCTGTTGATCTTGGTTTAGTTCTAGACATAATATTATTGTTTGTGTGTTTGTTTTAAATAATTTGTAGCTTCTTGTGGACGAGCCTTAACGAACTTGCGTAATGGAGTCTTCCAGATTCGATTAAACAGCATCCTGGGTGCGCCATTCTTTATGCGGGGTTGATCCCAGACATACTTGGCAGTCATTTCATGATCCATCCATCTGTCTCCTCCTATGAGATTCCATAGGCCATCCGTGATTTCTTCTATATTTATTTCTTGATTCATGTTAGCGTATGAAGTTAATGTAATGAAACCATGTTTTGCGAACCTCAACGTCCAGCCCCTTGGCTTCCATTGCCTCACCCAGTTTGATGTGTGCTTCCTTGGTCTTGGGAATATTTGCCCAGCCGAGCTTTTTAATTTTGGGGTTATTGTTAGGTCTCCAGAATCCTAGAGCATAAGCACATTCATTGTAAACGCTTCTCCACGGGTCGCGGTGAATGTTTATTTTTTCGCCTTCAGGTCGAAGCTCCCACCTGTGTGTGGTGGCTTGCGCGTATGGTTCATCTTCTATTATTTTCATTTTATATATATTATTGATGTGTGTTTTTATGTGTCGCAGTCGTGCGATGATTTAATGTTATGACAGACCGAAAAAATAAATCAATACTTTTTTTTAATTATTTTACAAATCGTTGATATTCAATGATATTTAAATTTTAGGGTATGGTGATTATTTGTTCACCTGTTTGTTCTTTTTTCGCTCTGCGTTCTCTTCCTTGGTCTTGACGGCGTGGCACTCCACACAGATGGCCTGGAAGCCACCTATCTCACAGAACAGTCTGCCTATGAGCGCGTCCCAGTTGTCAAAGCCAGTGACCGGGACGATGGGGTCAATGTGATCTGCTCTCATGTCCTTGGCAGGGAATAGTTCCCCGCAAGCAGAGCACTTGTGCAGCTTACACTTGCGCCCTGTTGCGGGGTTCACACCATGAACAACAAAACTTGATTTGATAGCTTCATACTTAACAGGCCATTGAGCACGACGCAAGGCAGACATGATAAAGCTTCTATATCTAGCCTTAGTCCATTGACCTGAGTTGTATGGCTTCTCTACTTTCAAATGAGTCTATTAATCAATGTTACAAATGCCTTGGCTGCGGTTTGATTTACAACGCCGTTGCCGAGCAGCCTGAGTCGATCCACGCGGTTGGCAGTTGCGTCCACCCTACTGGTAGACCCATTAGATGCTCTACCCAATCTGGATTGAGCTTGCCCTGGGCTACTTCCCCCAAGTTCCCCTTTCCCCTGTCGTATGTCGCATCTCTGCTCATTGTCTCCCTTGGTGTTGGCCACGACTCTCGGTTCTTCCCATTCGTGTTGGGGTTCGCCTGGTCTGGATGGCCAACGATGGATGGGTGATTGCTCAACCCAACCTGACCGAAGTTCGCTTGGTTGCCTATCTTGGTTCCCTCCGCTGTTGTTGGAGTCGGCCAGTTCTGTGCTGCAGTTCTGCTGTGATCCATATCTGGGTAGTGAACTTGCTCCCTGAGGTTCATGCATCCAGCGTTCTTCTCCGCTCTGGTCTGTGCCAGTTTCTCTGGAGTCCGAATTATATTCACGTGGTCGAAGGTTTGAGGCGTTGCCCAGTTCTTCACTTGGGTGCTGAGTCCGTCCCCGCTTGTCTTGCTCGCCCCCTTGCGGTTGTGATTCCCGCATATGTTCGGAGTTGCCCAGTTCTTCTGCTTCTCGTGAGTCTCCACTGCATCCTTTCGCACCTGAGACTGCAAGCCCTTCTGCTGGCTGTTCGGTCCCTGTGGCTTCTCCGCTTGGCTGGCTATCGGAGTAGCCCAAGATGAAGACTCGCTTTCTCTGGTGAGGTGCGCCGACTTCTTCCGCTGAGAATATTCCTGCCGTTGCTCTGTAACCCATTCCTTCCAACTCTCTGAGGACATATTGGAGAACTGGCTCTCCGTCGGCTGTCTTGCAGCTGAGGATCCCTTGTACGTTTTCGAGGAAAACAATTCTAGGTTGGCACTCTCTGATTCCGTCTGCGATGTAGGGGAAGAGATGTCTGGGGTCTTCAGTAGCTTGACGCTTTCCAGCAGCTGAGAATGGCTGACACGGGAATCCTCCAGAGAGGATAGATACCTTTCCTCGAAACTTTCTGTATGGGAAGGTTTTAACGTCCGTGAACACAGGTGCTGCATCCAGTTCTCCCGCTTCCATCTTTGCAACCAGGTTCGCGACACAGAATCCTTCCCTCTCCACGTAAGCGATTTCTCGCAGATTTGGGAGAACTCTTCTGAGTCCAAGTCCAATGCCTTCGTATCCGCTACAAAGGCTGAGGTGTGTAATTGCTTTGGTAGTATCCACATTGTGTCCTTTCTATGATTGTTCTTCCATGTCTAGGACATAGCCAAGGGCTTCCCTGACAGTTTCAAATCCTTCGGCAACTCCTGTAAGTTGCTGACCAGTAGGAGAAAATATAGCAACGCATCTGTGCTTATTCTTTGTAACTTCTCCCTCGGAGGCAAAGAAGCAATAGGTGTAGCCTTGGTTATCTATCAAATCTAAGAGATCGCTATCGCTACGTGGAACCTTGGGTTTCAGGGCTTCGGTGACATCGGCCACCTTAACATAGGGATGAGGGCTTCCAACTTCCCCATACTGCAAACGCTGCAATGATGCTTCGTCTACGTCTAGGGCAAACACTTCTGTGTGTGGGTCAATTTCTTTGGTGTGAACTTCTATTTTCATATTATTTGGTTTATGGTTTTTTATTATTTCTTTAGTGGATAAGTAATATTCAAATAGTTCTTTAGGCTCCATGTCTTTGATGTCAACGAAATTATCGTTCCATCTCTCAAACTTGTTCCTAAGAACCATAGCTGACCATGTGCTATTCCCAATGACCATAGCTTTCCATATGCTATAAGACTTATTTGGATTGCTCATTTTTCTTCTGTCGCTCGATCCTTTCGCAAATGGCGCGATGCAACCAGTCGGAGATATTTTGGTTCCGTATGCGGCTGTCTAAGTATTTCATTTGTTCCTCAGTCACCCGCACCATGAACGTCTTGCATGGGAGCGTATCCTTAACTTTAGTTACAGGCTCCCAACCCTCTATGACTTCTAGTATGGCACTAATTACTTGCGATCTATCAATCTGGAACCATTCTCCACGAACCTTGAAGGATTCTAGTTTCTGATGAATGGCGTATTCGACCTGACCAGTCGTAGCACCTAACTGTTGCTCATCGACGGCAGCTTCAAACATAATGCTCATTTGAATAGGGTTCCCCGCCTGTAAGGATTTCATGCGCTCCTTGACTGGACCGTATGTCATGCCCACCTTGACGTATGGGCCGCAAGCGATGGCGTATATCTTGCCGAACCTATGTTTGTCGCATCTCATGAGTAGTCTTAGGCTCTGATTGTTAGGTTGGCAAGGGCTTCTCTAGTTCCCTCAATAAGTTCTTTGGTAGGTATCGCACTGACGACCTCTAGTCTGTCCTTCAAATCATTCTTCTCCTGCGACAGTGCCTTGCGCTGCTCAGTCATTCTCTCAATGCGGTAGGAAAGAGCGCGTGACTCTTGGCGTATCATATCTATGCGCGTTTGTATGCGCTCGATGTTATCTTGTTTTATATCCATGTTATTCTAGTGTTGGTATGGTTTTTACTATTTCTGTGATTAGTTCGTTATCTAAGAGTGCTTCCGGTAATGGTTTCCTCCAGATGGTCACAGTATTCAAACAGGCGTAATACTGGTCAAGAGAAAAACCTTCCTTCTCATAAATATATTTGGCTTGCTCTGGAATACTAAGCTCTGGGTTCTTATATTTCTTAATAAGTTTCTCTGCCTTTACCTTGCCGATGCCCTTCATGCCCTCGATGCAATCGGTGCTATCTCCCATGAGTAGCTGCACTAACCAGTTGTGGTCTGCCTCCTCTTGGCTCACGTAGGTAGGCCAGTCGTCTTTATCCCAGTTGTAGTGCCACCCAGGCACAGACAACATATCTTTGTCTATGCTACATATAATTGGCTTCTCTATCTTTCCATTGGTAGATATTATGCCTAGTAAATCATCAGCTTCTAGCTGGTCATGCTGATACCACCTGTCCGCATACATCTCTTTCATGGCCTTGCTCAATGGATCATATAATGGCGGCTTTGCTCCCCTGTTACCTTTATAGTTGGGATAGAGTGTCTTGCGAAAGTTATTGCGACCAGATACCACGAGGTAAAACTCCGATGCTTTGCATCCCATGACACATTGATCAATAGCTTGCCTACACATTGATTTTAATGTGAGAAGGTTTGTTTCTTCAGCTTCTGCTTTGGCAGCGTGTCTATACAGGATTATTTCTACATCCAGTAGAGCAGTTTTCTTATCAGTTTTCTTATTCATGTGATAGTTTTATCATGTGAATTAATTGTAAGGTCAATGTTTTTTTTAGCCTCGTTCAAATTAGAGTTGCTTCTCGTTAGACATAGGTTCCCCATCACTGGTCAAACCTATGCCTTGCTAGAGCCTCAAATTATGAGTGTTCCCGCCTTCGATAGTGCCTCGGATCGTCGCGCATGGTAAGTCCTGTATTACGCTAGCCGTGACCGTTCCTGCATTACTGCAAACCTTT